ATATCATTCAAAATATACTATTAAAATTAAAAGGAATTCGTTTAGCTCAATGTCCTTCAGCAACAAAAGATATTCCAACTAATTTAAAGAATAGACAAGTAGCAATTGATAAAGCAAATTACGGACCTTTAAATCCAAATGAACCTAATGAGGATTATTGGAAAGCAAAAGCAGAAATGTTTAAGGGTGATGTAGAAAGTGCAAAAAAAGCATTATGTGGTAATTGTGCATTTTTCAATCAAACAAAAACAATTTTAGAATGTATTGCAGAAGGAATTGGTGGTGATGTAAAAGATGAATATGCAGTGATTGATGCAGGTGATTTAGGATATTGTGAAGCATTTGATTTTAAATGTGCAAGTAAGAGAACGTGTGATGCATGGGTAGTAGGAGGTCCTATTACTGATGAAAATTTAAAAAGAGTTGAAAGATTAGATATAGAACCAAACCCGTGCTGGGATGGATACGAACCTTATGGATTAAAGCCAGATGGTTCACCAAATTGCATACCAGTAGAAGAACAAAAATAATGTACGAAAATAAAGTTCATAAGAAATTATTAGAGTTGGCAACTGAAGAAGTTTCTTTAATTACATTCCAAAAAGAATATTTAGAGAAATCAACTAAAGCAAATCCAATTAGAGTTCAATGGGAAACATTAGAAGGTGATACAGATTATTATTGGATGTATTGGGATAGAAGTGCATATGTAGGTGGTGATGCTGGTGGTAGTTCTACAAAACAAAAAGAAGGAATGTTTAATGTACAATGTTTATTAGGTGCAACTGAATGGAGAACTCTTACATTACAAACAGTAACTAAATTTAGATTATCTGGTTCTAACAAAATATATGTAGTAAAATAATTGTAATAATTGTTAAATAAATAAAAAACTATGGCGAATAAAATAGTAAATCAACAAAACTTCATTACTAACCCACAATTTAGTGGTGGAATAAACCAAAATACAGGTTCATTTGGCTTTATAGCTCAAGGTCTTTATGTTGGAACATTCGGTAATTTAGTAGCAACAACAGTAGATGGTTCAGTAGTAACACTTAAAAACGTACAAGGATTTATTCCTGGTTTGTTTACTTCAGTAAGTGGCTCATCAACTGCAACTGATATTGTAGCATTTAGATAAAAAAAGAAATAATGCAGTTCAATAATAATTTTAATTACATTGAAAGTTTAGGAAATCAATCTCCTATGGGTCCAGGTCCTGGTCCAAATCAACCTACACAACCAACTGGTAGTGGAATGATTGTAAAGAGAAATCTTTGGAGTTGGTTAGAAACTACAAATAACACTTATAATGCATCAACTGGAATTTGGACAGATACAAGTGGTTGGGCAAATAATGCATATATGAGTGGTGCATTTGGTTCAATAACAACAAATACAGGTTCATTTGGTGGATATAGATTGGACTTTCAACCTAATGATTATTTATGGTGGGCAAACAATTATAATAATGGACCAACACCTGCTGACCAAGGAAGTACAACAATTTTTATAAGTTGGCAAAATGCAAGTTGGAACACAAGTTCGATTTCATTATTTAATACTTCAAATCCTTCAAATTTACAAACAGATGTAAGTTGGTGGGGTGGAGTAAATACTTTAAGTGGTAATTCAGCATTTAGATATGGTTGGCCAAATGCAAATGGATATTCAACAGCACAGCCAGTTCCAACAGGTTCAACAGATGCACAATATATGCAATCTTATGTTGCTGAAAATTTTGGATTAACTTGTACAATGTGGATGAGTGGTAACCTATATGGTGTAAATGGTACTAAATTAGGAATTAAAAATCCACAAACTGCAGTATCACCAACATATGTTATTGATAATACATCAACAGCAAATTCATTCAATTTTATTTCACATCAATTAAGATTTGGAAAACAAGCAGTAATGAATGCATCTTATAATAATGGATATGGTACAAATACAACTTATTCATTTAAAGGAAATGTAAAAAGAATTCTTATTTACAATACTATTTTAACGCCAAATGAAATATTAAGAAATTATACTTATTTAAATTCATTCTAAAAAAATTAATATGCCAATACCTAAACCAACACCAAAAGAGAAAGAGTCAGAATACGTTAGTAGATGTATGAGTGAAATAGGTGGTGAATATGACGATAATACACAAGCGGTAGCAATTTGTTATGCTACATATAGAAAAGAAAAAAGAATGAGTGGGGTAAACTTAGTTCATTCTAAAATCGCAGAATTAAAGAGCAAAGAAGAAGCTTGGATAAAGTGCGAAGCAGAAACAATCCTAAAAGAAAAAGGAATCAACTTAGCAGAAGAAGGTGGTGGTTCTTATCCTTGGGATGAATGTATAGCTGACCAAATTGAAAGATATGGTGATGAAGAAACTGCTACTAAGGTTTGTGGCTACATCAAAAGTGAATACGGAAGTTAATAATCAACTATTAGATTTACAGTTAAAAGTAGAAGCTCAAAGGAGAGACTTTGAGGAAATTAAATCTATTGTCTTAAGTCTATCAGTTATGGTAAATACAATACAAACACAATTAAATCATTTATTAGATAAACAACAAAAGGGATTATAATGAAAAAATTATTAGAAAAATTAAAATCAAACAAAAAATGGATTCTTATTGGATTAGTAATTGCATTAGTATTTGTTTTTTGGGGATGTGGAAACACAAACCAAAATGCGGTTAGTGCAGTAGATTCATTAAAAAAAGATTCAGTAGTAGTAGATTCAGTTAAAGTAGATAGTTTAAAATCTAAATAAAATAGGAAATAACCTATTTTAATAACCTAAAATCATTAGGGTATACCAAACTATTAAAATCTAAAAAGAATTGAAATTTAAGGAGCTAATTGAGAAATCTTTAGCTCCTATTTTTTTGCTCAAAAGTCCATTTTTTACATCAAATATTAGGACTTTTACTAATATGTCCATATTTTAAACCTAAAAAACCCCATTTTTCTAACTAATTGATTATCAATGAGTTATGCAAATGGTTGAAAACCAATAAATTAGGGGTTTTTATAACTATTTGATTGCCAATTAGTTATAAATTATAGATATTTTCATATGTTAAAGTTTTGTTAAAACCACAAATTTCTCTATAAAAATTTGGTAAATTCGCAATATTGGTGTATCTTTGGGTATGTTCTTTCCGATATTGGATAGGGATATTATTATTAAAAACAAAGTGGAGTCACCACTCAAAAAACTGAAAATGTTATATGATTACTTTTAATTCTTACAAAGAGTTCGGTATCTATGTTGAAAAGTTTGCTGATAAAAACAATGTAAATGGTCAGTATCTTAATTTAACCGAATTACATAGAAATTCAAAGTTTACCTTTGATACTACAAATATGGATAAATTGTTTGAGATTTCTATGCAAGTTTTAATTGCTACAAAAGGTAAAGCGTATATTAAAGATATATTCGCGGAAATGGATAATCTTAGAAAAAACATTCAATAATAATAAGGGGAATTAATTTTCCCCTTTTTAATTTATAAACAATAAAAAACAAACACAATGGAACAAAGTAGAATTGAAATGATTGAGATTTATGATAGAGCAATTTCTTATTATAAGTTTATCAACAAAAATAATGAATGGAATGATTTAATTAGATTATTCTATCAACATAGAAATAATGTATATCCACAAAATATGAGATTATCAAATGAAGATATGAATAAGTTATATGGTGATATGAGTTTTATGAGTAATAATTGTAGAGTATCAGTTTTGTATAGAAAAATGATTTCACAATTAAATTGGCACTTCAACAATGATACATCAATCAGTTTAGAAACTAAATTGTTGTTGGATATTAAAATCAAAAAATTGTATCTTAAAGTTGGTAAATTATTCAATTCAATTAATAGAACACACTCTAAAACAAAATAATATGAGTAAAATTAAAACATTAGAGCAGGAAATTGGTTATGATACATCAAAAATTGCTAGAAAATCTTTCTTAGAAAAAAAGATAAAGTATTGGAATAATCAATTAAAAAAGTATAAAAAAGAAAATAATGGATTTTGGATTACTAAATGTAATTACACTATCATTGATTTAGAAGAACAATTAAAAGATTTAGATAATGAATAATATATACAACGAAGATTGTAAAGTGACAATCAATCGTAATTTAGATTATGATTATGTAATTACTTCACCTCCTGATTTTAGTGAATTAGGAATAGATTGTAAAGATATTCTCGCATATAAAACATTTCTAAAAGATAGATTATCAATTCTAAAACCTAAAGGTAATTTGATAACGATATTCATATCAAATAGAAAGTATGGTGGTGGTATCATTGAAAAAGATAGAATGGTTGTTGATATTATGAAAGATTGTGGTTGGGATTTACAAAGTAAAAGAGTATGGATAAAATCATATAAGATAAACCAATTCCGACCAAACTACACAAACATTCTAACATTTAGAAAATATAAACGATTTGTTCCACATTTGCCTGATTGTTGGTTTGAGGAGTTTAAGAGTGTGGGTAAAGATTACACTTATAACTTTTCAGAAACTATCATTAAGGAATTAATCAGTAAACTTACAAACGAAAACGATATTGTGTATGACCCGTTTATTGGTAGTGGAACAACATTAAAAGTTTGTAACCATTTGAATAGAAAATGTATAGGTAGTGAGATAGATAAAAATGTATTTAATAATTTCTTAAAATAAAAAGTATGAAAAGTTTAGAAGAACGATTAACCGATTTAGAGAGAAGATTTAGACCTATTGAGTATGTTCTATACCGAAGTGAATTTAAAGACCTTATTGAGGATGCTAAAGGGGTAGAATTGGATTCTATGGGTAAGGTATTCGTAGTAACAGTTCAATTCCAAACGGATAAAGGAACATACATCAAAACATTTGAACAAAAAGCATACACAAACAAACAGGCAGAGTTCTTATGTGAAAGGGATATTATTCATCCAAATCTACAAAAGATAAAAGAGATTGGAAAAATTCGTTGGTATAAAGTATTAAGTAAACATTCAAAATTAAAATAAAAATTATGGAAAATTTATTAGAAACAAAAATTAGATTAGAAGCATTAAAAGTAAAAATAGCTATTAATTCTGAAATGGTTTCAGAAAAAGTATGGTTAAAAACTGACTCACCGCAAATGCATGAGTATTATCTTAATCAATTAACTGAATGTAAGCAAGAGTATTTAGAATTATTAAGAGAAGTTTTAGTTCCAAATAAAAATTATATAATGGATTTGGAAAATCGTATTCTAATGTATAGTGAAAATACAAACAACATAGTTTCATTCTTAAGTGAAAATATGATATATGGACAATATAAACATTATGATGAAGATTATCTATTTGACATCAATACACCTTTTGCTAAACACAAATATTGTGAATTAGGTGAAACAATGGAGGATAATAAAGCAGAGATTATAGAATGTTTATATCTTTCTCAATGGGAATTTAATGTAAATCCAAATGGTGTAACATTTATTACCGGTAGACCAAATGATGAAGATAATACAATGTATATAATCTTAAATAAGAATATATTTGAAACGGATTTAATTGCTAATATAAGTTTAGCATCACTTTAAAATAAAAATTATGAGCAACATACAAAAAGAAAGATACACAAACATTCAGTTGACAAGAGAAGTGCACGAATTACTGAAAAAGTATTGTAAAGAAAACGGATATAGTATTATCGGTTTAGTAGAAAAATTAATTAAAGAACAAATAAAAAAATAAGTTATGAGTAAATCATTATTAAATACATTAGGTAGACAGATTACATTGGGTATGGGTAGGCAGATTGGTTTCCGTTCTGCTAAACAATTAGAAAAGGAAATTGCTAAAAAAGTAATTGACCCTAATAGTAAATTCAGAAAACAAATACAAAAGTTTACTTTACCAGGTAATCCTAAATCAGCAATACAAAAAATGTGGACACTTATTGATGGGTTTATGGAGGAATACGAAGTGAACAATTCTTTATTTCAATCAAATTATAAAGAAAATGATATTGAGTTTATAGAAAAAAAGTTAGATAGAATATATCAAATGAAACTTACTGAAGATGAAGATGATTTATTTCAACATTTACAAAAAACTTGGTTAAACTTAAAAAAATAATTTTATGAATAGAGGTTCATTTTTGAAAGGATTATTTGGTGGTGCAATTGCATTAGCTGCAATACCATCATCTGCAAATATTGTAAAAAAACAATCTGATGTTAAAAAATTAACTGATGAGCAATTAAATGAATTATATAAAGCTTATATTGATTTACAAAATAAGAAAAAGAAAGATGAAGAAAAAGCTCATAAACTATATAAAAATAGTTTAATAGAAATTGAAAAACAATATGAAATATTATCTTCTATGAATTTTATATATTCTATTTTTCATAAAAAGAAAAAAGTTAATGTAACTAAATTATATGTTAAAAAACATATAAAGAAATTAGAAAATTATATAAAATGGTTAGAAATTTATTTCCATGAAAATCCTAATAAATACTATACAGGAAGTACTCGTAATATGAGAGATATGGATTATATTATTAAATCAGATGTAACTATTGGAATTATTAAAGGTTACCTATTAATAGGAGAAATTAAAACTGCAAATAGTTTATTTGAACAATTTTCAATGGATAGAAACTATGGAGTAAGAAATACACATATTGATGATTATGCATTAATTTATTTTGGTGATTTATATTATAAAGCAGGATATAAAAAGGAAGCAATTGAATGGTATAATCAATCAGATAAAGATAGAATTATTAGATGGGTTAAAAAATTAGAAGAAAATCCAAATAGTAATGAAGTTCAAATTGAGTTTAATAAAAGATATTATTCAAAAGCATATTTTGGATATATGATTTATGATAAAGATAATATTAATATCAAATCATGCTCTAATTACAGAGAACTAATTCGTAAGTATGAAAAAATTAAAAATGGAAAAATGAAATTTGATATTGATGAATGGATTTAATAAAAATAAATTTCGTTTAGTAAATTTGGATGATACTTATATTTGTTGTATCTTTAAGATATGATAAACATATTAATAACACAAATAAAACAAAAAAGGAAACATTATGGCAAAAGACCCAGCAGTGTTATTCTACACACAAGATTTTTTAGTAGGAACTATTACAATGAATTATGAACAGAGGGGTAAATACATTACTCTTTTATGTTTACAACATCAGAAAGGTAAACTAACTGATAAGGATATGAAATCAATCTTAACTGAAGAAGATATTGAAATAGCAGAGAAATTTATCAAAGATACTGATGGATGTTGGTATAATATCAGATTAAAAGAAGAAGCTGAAAAAAGAAAAAAATATACTGAAAGTAGAAGAAATAATAGATTAAAAGATAAAAATAAGTTATCAAAAACATATGATAAACTAATGGAAAATGAAAATGAAATTGAAAATGAAGATGTAAATGTAATTGATAATAAAAATGTAAATAAAAATAATAATACTAATATAGCTTCTAGAAAAATACCTTTTGAAGAAATGATGAAAAAACCATCTCAAAAAGAAATAAATGAATTAGATAATTTGGTATGATAGAAATTTTTTTATATCTTTGTTATAATAAGAGTCAGTTTAGTCTTCGTGCCATTTGACATTCTGACACACTTTATATATTCAGCGGAATTAAATAATACGCTGAGACATTGGACCCCAACTTTCTGTTGGGGTTTTTATTTTGTCCTAAATTATTTGGAAAAGAAATATTATTTTCTTATATTTATAATAATACAGAAATAAATAAAAATATAATGGCACTATTAAAGACTTGTAACAGATGTGGTAAAATGAAAGATTTATCACAATATTCTAAATGTTCAAAACATAAAGACGGTAAACAAAATCGTTGTAAGGAATGTAATAAAGTAGATAATAAAATCTTCAGAGAAACAAAACCTGAATACGCATTAGATTGGTTTTACAATAACAAAGACCGTTGGGCAGAATATATGGCTGATTATCAGGGTTCAAATGATATAAATAAACTTTATACTATCACAAATCCAATCGGTGAAGTTTATGTTGGTCTATCTCGCAGAAAAAAGATTGGATATAGGTTCAATGAACACAAAAAATCTTATAGATTAAATAAAGAAAAAAATAGATTACCATTACTTTGGAATTCATTTGATAAATACGGAGTAGAAACTCATACCTTTGAATTAATTACAGATTTCAAAGGAGAAAAAGAATTAGGATTAAAAGTTGAAGGTGAAATGATACAGCATTATAAAGGATTAAATCGTTCATTAAATAAATTGAAATAGTATGTGTATAATTAAATTAGGTGATTGGGTAGAAGGAATTATAAACGTAGTGACATTTGGTAGAGGAAAAGATTTAGCACAATGGATAGCAAACCGTTTAGGATTTAAAGATTGCGGTTGTGAAAAGAGAAGAATATATCTTAATTCTTTATTAGGTTGTAAACAAAAACAAATTAAGATATGGGAATAGCAAACACAGTTATAGAAGTCCGTAATGGTAATATCGGTAAAGCATTAAAGGAATATAAAGAAAAAACATTATCGTATGGTATTAAAGAAAGATTAACCGAAAAGAAAGAGTTTATTAAACCATCAGAGATAAAACGAATAGGAAAGCAAAAAGCAATTTATAAAAATAAGTTACGAAAAAATGGCAATAGCAAAAGCAACTCATTGTAAAGAGTGTGGAGAGAAATTCAACGATATAGTAAAAAAGTATTTAGCTCACGCTATGTGTTATCCTTGTTATTTAGCATATCAGAGAAAAAGATATAATTTTTGGGATAATCAAGTCACAAAAGAATTTAAATTAGAAAAAAGAAAAGATGTGTATAAGATAAGAAGTCAAGAATTAAAAAACTGCAAGAGTAGAGAAGAGTGGTTACCAATATTAACTAGAAATTTAGAAGAAGCATTAAACGAATTAAACAAACAATTATGATAGAATTACAAAGTACATTAGAACCAAAAAAAGAATTATTACCTAACCATTTGTATATGGTAGATTTCGGAAAATTACAATCAGTTAATGAATTAGTCCTTATCTTAGCAAGTATGGGGATAGGTTTCCCTTCCGAGCATCCTAACATTGAGAAACTAAAACCTTTTTTAAATTTAGAAGTTCCTATCCCAATGGAACAACCTAAACCTGAATTTGTACCATTAAAATTTAAAGAAGATGGAAAATAATATATACGCACCATTTACAGAAGAAGAATATAAAGAGTTAAGAGAAAAGATTGACCCTATAAAAGAATTTTTACCGGAGTTTTTATTGAATTACATTTGGGGTAGTTATAAAAAAATAACAAAGAGTCAAGAGCCGCAACCGTGTAGTTGTGGTAGTGCAGCAAAACATTGGATAAAAGCGGTAGCGAGTATAAGAGAATTTATAAAAGGTATAGAAGAAAAAAAGAATGGAAATATCGGGTAGTTTATATACTGAGTGTAATAAGAGATTAGAAACACTTTATAATAAGCATCACAATTGGTTAGGTGCGGTAGCATTTAAAGTAAGTAAATCACAAGAATATACAGATGAATTAGTAAGTGATTTATATCTTTATCTAAGTGAAAAGTGTAATCCTAATCTATGGTATAATGATAGTTTTAATCTTCAGTATTGTAGACAGTATATCATTAGTAGATTTATCAATAAGAAAAAGAGAGCGGGTAAGCTAATAAACAAATCTAACTTTATTGAAGATGGTTGGGATTTACAAGATGTAGAATATGATATAGAAAGAGATATGAAGATAGATAAAGCACATGATGAAGTAAAAGATGAATTAGATATGATGAAGAGAAGAAAAGGATTTAGTTCAGCAATGATATATGAGCATTATTGGTTTACAAATAGAACCTTAGATGAAGTAAGTAAAGATATAGGGATAAGTAAAAGCACGGTGTTCTTAGCAGTAAAAAAAGTAAAAAAGCATTTAAAGAATAATATACAAAATCCATTTAAAAATGAATAAAGAACAGTTACAAAAAATAGTAGAACAAATCAAAGCGGGAATGGGAATAGAAGAATTAGATGAATTAGAGAGACAGTATAATGAGATGTATCAAAGATTAAAAGAAGAAAATCAGAGCAGTGGTTCAATACAAAAAGATTAAATTATGTTATATATATGTAAATATAAGTCCGTATAAATAACGAGAAAACGATGGCAAAGTTTGAGAAAGGAAATAAATTAAGTAAGGGAAGACCAATAGGTGCAATCAATAGAAGTACAGAGCAAGCAAAATTGACTATAGCGAGAATAGCTAATTATGGGTTAGATGTGATAAGAGAAGATATTGAAAAGATTAGAAGGGATAATCCAGCGAAAGCTGCAGAAATTTATTTAAGATTATTAGAATATATTGTACCTAAGAAATCTTCAATAGATATGAGAGCAGAAATAGACCAAAGAATACAACAAGTGCAAATCAATGTAACTAATGCCGACATCAATCAATATAGACACAACGAAGACGTTTCAGAACATATTGGACAGTAAAAAAAGAGTCCAACAACATATTGGAGGAACGAGAAGTGGTAAAACATACGCAATACTTCAATATCTTTTGGTTAAGGCAATAGAAGTTGATGGAATTAATATTACTATTGTCAGAAAGAGTGGACCTGTATTGAAAAGAACTACAATGAAAGATTTTGTAGATATACTTAAGAGTTTAGATATATACAAAGAAGACGATTTTAATATTACTGATAAAGTATGGCAGTATTACAATAGTTCAGTAACATTCGTATCAACAGATGACCCTGACAAATTAAGAGGTTTAAAACAAGATATTTTATTTATTGATGAAAGTTCTGAAGTAGATGAAGAATCTTTTTTTCAATTAATGATTAGAACATCCGGTCAAATTATTTTAGCATATAACCCGACAGTATCACCATATCATTGGTTAAGACAGATGCAAGATTGTGATAGATATATTACAACATTTTTAGATAATCCTTATTTACCAAAAGAACAAATACAAGCAATCAAACAATTAGAGTTTAAAAATAAAAGACAATGGTTGATATATGGTAAAGGAGAATTTGCACCGAATGAGAGAGCTATATTTCAGTTTGATATTATAGATAAATTAGAAGAAGTAGATTTTGTAGGATTTGGAATAGATTTTGGTTTTAGTTCAGACCCAACAGCATTAGTGGCAGTATATAAAAAAGGTGAAGAAATAATTTTAGAAGAGTTGTTATATGAAAAAGGAATGGTTACAAACGATATAATAAAAAAGTTAACCGAATTAGATATAACTAAAAGTGAAGAGATATGGGCAGATTCAGCTGAGCCACGTCTGATTGAAGAAATATACCGAAGTGGATTTAATATTAAGCCGGTAATAAAAGGAAAGGATAGTATTAAGTTTGGTATAAGTGTAATGCAAAATCATAAGATAAAATTATTAAAGCAATCGCAGAATTTAATCAATGAATTCTATGGTTATCAATATGGTACAGATAAATACGGATATGTAACCGATACACCCGAAGGAGGATTAGACCACTTAATAGATGCGGCGAGATATTGTTGTATGATGAAACTATCACAGAAAGCAACACAAAAGGGAAGATACGCAATAACAATAGGAAATATAAGATATTAATATGAATACAATACAAATAAACGGAGTGATTTTCACAGAAGATGATATTAAACAATCATTATCATTAACAAACCAATTAATACAAATGAATGAAGAATTAAATGCAAAGATAATTGCGATGAA